GTCAATTGCTCCATCATAATCCTTTGTGGTTATCTGCGTGAAATCTCCGAGATTGGGAACGGAACCGCCGTCCGGCAGTTCGGCAATCTGCTTTGCCCATGTCTCCCGCTCCTTGCGGTCTTTTTCCCCGTCCGCAGTTTCCGGGGAAAGAGGTCGAAGCGGTTTGGTCGCTCCGAACCGCTGCTGCAGAACAGCGGATGGAAAAGGTTCTACCTCGGCGAAGAATTTCGCCTTCCAGCCGAGCGGCTGCCAGGCAAGGGTCGCGGCTTCCACTCCGCTGCAAATGCTTCCGTAATTCATTGTTGATCTCCCGATGTTGTTGGCTCTTGTCTCCACACCGGGTATATATGCAATGAAAATGCGTTTGGTCCGCTTTTTTTGAAAAAAAACGAAAAAAATTTCCGCATCACGCATTTTTGCGGAGGATGCGGATTTCCCGATGGGGTTATTCTGCTTTGAGGAAGAGTTTTTCCTGATCTTCCCAGACATCCGGCAGGGGTTGACGGAGGGCGGTCAGATTCAGCGATGCCGGAATGTCTCCGAAGAGTATCCGGTGGACGATTTTCGGCGACAGCAGACGGAGACGCATAGTCCGCGCCACCACCGCTTCATCCTGACCGATATTGCGCGCAAGTTCCTTGATGTTGTGGAACTTGCCTTCATCGATGTACTGCTGCCAGCGGAATGCTCTTGCCAGAGCAAGCGCCAGCGGTTCCGTTCCATCGGCCACCACATCCGGGGCGATGATTTTCCGTCTGCCGGACATCGCCTTGAGCGATACCGGAATGGTGACCTGCAGGTTGCCGTTCTCAAGAATTTTGCTGATCATTGTATGCCTCCGTGACTGATTCTATTCCGGCGGTGCGGATTTCCATTACCACGCCGTCTTCGTTGACCGTTACCTGTTCCAGCAGAATCTGCATCAGCCGCTGGGTTTCGCCGGGGGTGATTTCCTCCCAGAATTCCTTTGAGAACATCGTGCCGATTTCGTTGGCGCGCATCCCCGTTTGCCGTGCCACGGCGATGAGAATCTCCGGCGAGGCGAGTATCTCCTTCAGCCGGTCGATAACCATTTTTTCGATTTCCCCCGCCGATATCTGCTTCACCGGGCAGATTGACAGACTCCGCTTCATGTCCCGGCTGCAGTGGTAGTAATGATACTCCCGTCCCCAGCGTCTTGATTTCACCGGGACCATGGAACTGTTGCAGTGTCCGCACCGCAGGATTCCCTTCAGCGGCGCGATGCTTGCCTGTCTGCGGGAGTTGTCGCGGACCGGGGCGTTGTTTTTGAGGAAGCTCTGCGCCATCTCCCATGTTTCCATGTCGATGATCGCCTGATGCTCTCCCTTCCATGTCTGCCCGTCGTAGAAGACGTTACCGGCGTAGGTGCAGTTGTTGATGATGCGGTAGAGGTGCGGGGTATCCCATTGTTTTCCCTGCAGGGTCGTTATCCCGTCGGCATTCAGTTCCCACGCAATCTGCTTCGGAGACTGGATTTCAAGGTAACGCCGGAATATCCGTTTCACGATGGGCGCTCTCTCCTCGTCTATGACCAGTTTCTTGTCCACGACCTTGTAGCCGATGGGGACGCTACCGCCGACCCATTTGCCTTTCTTCCGGGTTGCCGACATTTTGTCCTTCACGCGCATGGCCGACATCTCCCGCTCGAACTGGGCGAACGTCATAAGGATATTCAGCATCATCCGTCCCGTGGAGGTATTGGTATTTATTTCCTGCGTCACGCTGACGAACGCCACTCCCCATTTGTCGAACATCTTGTTCAGTTCGGCGAAATCGCACAGGCTTCTGCTCAAGCGGTCGATTTTGTAGACCACGATCAGGTCGAATTTCCCCGCCTCTGCATCCAGAAGCAGTTGTTTCAGCGCCGGCCGGTTCATGTTTCCGCCGGAGAAGCCGCCGTCATCGTAATGCTCCGGCAGGCATACCCAGCCGTTGATTTTCTGGCTTGCGATGTACGCTTCCGCCGCTTCCCGTTGCGCGTCCAGGGAGTTGAATTCCATGTCCAATCCCTTTTCAACCGATTTACGGCAGTAGATCGCGCATCTTACCGTTTCAGTCTTTTTTTCCATATTCCTTCACTCCGAAAAATACTTTGCCGTTCCAGCGCGTCCCCGTGATTTTACGGGCCACCGCCGACAGCGATTTGTAAACCTCGCCTTCATAGACGAATTGATCTTCTCCCGCCACAGTCACCTCGTACTTCTTGCCTTTCCATACCCGGTAGTACCGTGTCCCGCGGAGTTTCGTGATTTTCCGCGCCGCCACAACCTTGAGATTTGCAATGGGGTCTCGGTCGGCAATGTCACCGAGGATGCTGAGATCGGTTTCCCCGACACCGCCGTAGTAAAGTTCCTGCAGCCGGTAGGCGATCCGTTTCCGCAGATTGCGGATTGTGGTATCGCCGCAGTCGAAGCCGTGAAGTTCCTGAAACTTTTCACGCACTTCCAGCAGGCTCTTCTGCTGCAGGGCGTCAATCTGCCTTTTGAGAATCTGAACGCTTATCACCGTTCTTCACTCCTTTCGCTTCGTCGGGAGCGGTCTGCTCCTTCTTTTCTTTTACCCGTTTCACAACCGCCGACACAAGGTATGTCAGCTGGATGCGGTACACCGGCATTTCTCTGTTCATACGTTTTCTCCGTTTCCACCGTTGCCGGATAACGGTTTTATGATTACTGTTCGCCAGTTTCGGCGCATTGCTCCGGCTGACGCTTATTTAAGCGCTCGATGCCGACTTTATCCAATCGCTTCGCGTTTATTCTGCGAACAATTCCGGAAACAAGCATTACGACCTGCATAAAGGTCACTTTATCAGTTTTTCGCTCCATGTTTTCTCCTCTGCAATTCAGATAATTTCATACTTCCTCCCGCCGTTTTATCGGGGCGGTATGATGCCACAAGCCGTCCGGATTTTGCTTTCTGCAAGTCCGAAAGGCGCAAGGCAGTCCCCGAGGAAACCTTCTTCGATGCGTTCCCGAATTCCGGCATCGTTGAACCGAGCATGGAACCGCAGACGGCGCATCCCGCCAGACAGTCCAGCCAGTGGTTGTCGTTCCGTTCCGGACGCAATTTCCATTCGTTCACGGTTCTGCCGCGTCCCACGGTCTTCACATAGTATTCGGCAGTGAGATGTTCCGCAATCAGCTGATGGAGAGACGGATGCCGCCCGTAAAAGGAAAGGCATCCCCGGTCTCCCATCGGCACGGCAAGCCGGGAATGGACAAACGATTTCCAGAAATTGGAATCGAAAATCACGTGCCGGATTGCCCGTTTTCCGATGACGTTCGGCATCATCCAGTTGAATCCCAGACGGTCGCCCGGCTGTTTGCGGTACTCGGTCATCGGTTTTGAACTGGCTCCCACATACCGTCCGTGCGCCGGATAAACGATTCCGGAGTAGATGCTCTGGCGGCAGAATTGGTACACCACATCCGTTGACTGTCCCCAGTTGGCATCGATCATTGCCCTTTCGATTTTGAGAAGCGCCCCGTCTTCCCGTTCCCATTCTCTGGAAAGCAGGTCGCTGACCAGCTCTTCCAAAGCGCCGTAAAGACAGCCTTCCAGTCCGGCACCGGGGAATTTCATCTGAATCGTCGGGTTTGCCGATGACAGCGAAAACATCCGGTTATGCTGTTCCGGCCATGCGCCGTATTGCAGCACAGCCCCGGTGAAATTCTCCGACCATGCCACAACCACATAGAAAAGCAGGGTCTTCTGAATATCGATGAAGGCGGTGACCTTGTCGCAGGCAAGCGGGACTTTCCCTTCCGGAAGACCGTTGATTTTGCTTGCGATCTCATCAACGGAGAGCATCACCTCATCGCCCATATCCTCCGGCAGAGGTTCGTTCTGGTATTCGCTCATGAATGCAGCCTCGTCCTGAAACTTGAGATTCATGGCGTGTTGCAAAGCGGAGACTTCATCGTCATTGAACCGCGCCTCCCATTCCACGACCGCGCCCTCGTCCATCTCCTCCCGGTGGGCAACGTAGAAATCCGTTGCGGCTTGAAAGTTTCCGTCAGTACGGAGCGCCTCTGCCCGGATGTCGGCGTACTCTTCCCAGAGTTTCATGTTTTTCGGCATTTCATACAGCATCCGGGTCTTTTCGCCGTTCCAGTCGGGATGCGTCTGCCGGTTGAG